GTCATCTACTTGTGGGCGAGTATAATACAACAAGTCGCCCCACATAAATCCACGGAAGTTGGCTGGTGTTGCACTTTCAAATACTTTAAATGCATTGCCCATAGCCGCTGCAAACGCTTTACGACCATCGTCTGGTGCTTCCTTACCACGGCTCAGCAACATGTTTTGTAAGGCTTGTGGTGTTTTTACTTTACCATCATAGCCTTTTGCGCCAAACCCACTTTTGTCTGTGAGTATAAATTCACCACGTTCGTCACGCCCAAAGATAACAGCTGGACTTCCGTCCCACTTAACTGTGATTGCTTTTGGGTTGCTTTGAATGTTTTCCAGCGTGTCTAGTGCTTGACGAGCGCCTGCACTACCACCCCACAGCACTTTGTCTTCCAAATGGTGAATACGAGCTTCAGCATTTTCCACTAGTGGCTTTTTATTTTCTGTTATTAGTTCACGAAATTTCATCTGGGACACCTATATCTTGTACTGCATGGTTAGATTTAAAATCATCTAAAATTTGCTTTATTGCTTCGCCTTTGTATGACTTTTTTAAAGCACTTAATAGTGTCTCGAAACTATACAAGTCTTGACCGTTTGTCAAGCCTAATTGTTTAGCAATTGCATCCGGCTCTCTAATAGGCTGACTAATAGGAGTGTCAATTTTTGCTTTAGTGTAGCCGTTGCCGTCTTTTCGCGGCTTTGGCTCTCGCTTAATACGTACTAGACCATCTGTCGGGCTCCAAATCCATCGTTCTTGTACCAGTGGACGGCCATCTTCTATTTTTTCATCTCCTACTACCACGTCTTTCCTGCCCGCAATAGTGGCAATCATGATGTTCCGGAAAACACCCTTATACTTGCTGTCTTTTTCATGTGGTGAGTGATAATAAGTTTTCATCCAACCTGGATCGCCTGGCATGAAATCTATCTGTACGTAACCAGTACGTTCAAGACCACTACGTTGTTTGTTTACATCGTAACCTATAATAGGAACACTGGTCATAAACACACTGCTTTTTCTTACTTCCTGTGTGCTAGGAGCAGCTTCAAGTTTTTTAGTAAAGTCTGCCATCTCCTCAGGCTTCAAATTAATAGCAATGTCAATATCGCCACTAAATTCTTTCTTACCCACACTGCCCAATACAAAATCACGAAGGTTTAACCCCAGTTCTTTTTCTAATTGGCGTAGGGTTGGTTCTATTTCGCTGATGTGTATTGCACCAACACCAGGCATAGCGCCGCCCTCATGTAAGTCACGACCACGATGGCGTGATTTACGATGCGGTCCACGATGTCTTTTGTTTAATGGGTTACTTCCCAGTATGTCTTTTACTTTCATTGGCTTTCCTGATTCCACGACGGAATTTCATTTCGTCTTGAGTTCGAATACTATTAATAAAACGCTTCGTAAGGTCAGCACTAGTATCTGCATCATAAGTTTCATTGATCAATTTGATAAGGTTGCTGGCACTTGCAATAACGTTGTCCGCTGTATTTTCTACAATATAACGGCGATCACGCTGATCACTTATGCTGTTAATCTCATCAAGGATGCTTCTAGTACGTTTTTTCATAATACTCTGCCCTTTTGTTAATGGTATTTAGCTGAAATAGATAATTAGTATTGAAGGAGACAATAATGTCAAAAGGCGCAGAAGATATTCGTTCTATCATTGATAGACTCCATGATTTAAAAGAAAATAACGATGGCATGGATAATGCACAGTTGAGTAAACTTATGATATTGGCCAACGATGGGTTAGTAGCAGAAGAAGATGTTCGATTTGTGCGATCGGCAATGAAGACTATGGACGCTGGACGTTTGCCATCTCCACAACAACGTGAAGTTTTGATGACCATGCTGGGCACCCTCGCTGAATTAATTACCAGCGACATGAGCATGTACCAGAGAATACGCACACAGATGAAAAAACAGGAACAACCGGAGGATAAGGAATAATTACTCAGCACGTTTAAGTATACTACGCAGTCTATCAGTATTATCTACAGCATTTTCAACAATATTATTTGCTTGAGACTTGCCTACTGAATCATTCATGCTTCCGTTCTGCCGTTTGAGCTTGTCATAAATGGCACTTGTTCCGCCGCTATCTGCATCGGCCGCATCTTCATCTAAGTCAGTTATTCTTAGTGTTTCAATATTAAAATCTAGATCAAGTTTACTACCAACTCCACTACTACTACGAGTTTTCATAAATTGTATCTGTGCTCTGCCACGTTCACGCATTGCCCTACTAGTAAAGATGCCAATAACATTATCTGCTGTATTAATTTTACTAATACCACCTGCAATGTGACTGTGATCAAACTCAACCTCATCAACACTGCCACGGTTCAACTGCGATGCTGTCACAAACAGTATGTTTAGCTCAATAGCTAAGTTACGTAACTCTTCACTTACATATTTGTCTTTAATAAACTGGTCACTTGGGTTAACTTTAACTGTAACTGGCATCATTAAGTCCAAATAATCAACCAACAGTGCATCAATTTTTACACCCATCTGAATTTGTACTTCTTTAACATACGCTTTGATGTCGTTAATAGTACTACCATTTGGCATTTGTATAGTCTGAATGAGTCCAGCTTTTTTGCCTTTCATTTTAACTTTAAGTGCCGCATCATCTGCATTACGCATAACGTCTCTGGTACTCATGCCTGTTACCATAGCATCAATACGCATGCCACACAGTTCTTCACTAAGTTCCAAACTGATGTACACTACATTTTTACCTGCTAAACTCCAGTTAAGTGCCATGTTCTGCATAAACAAACTTTTACCAGATCCACTACCACCTGCAAAGATGTTTAGTTCGCCTGGATTAAATCCACCATACAGTATTTGATCCATTGTTTTCCAACCAGTACTGTTTTGTCCACGGCTGTCTTTAATACGCTGTATACGTCCTAGCGGATCTTCCCAATAGTTTGAGCCAAGTTCCTTTGCAAGTCCAATTCCAACTGCTTCTTTAATCATCATTTCAACAGCACCAAACTCACCTTTTTCCAGTTTGTCTGTGCTTGCTAAAATTGCCTTCTCTAATCCTTTGTGTTTGCAAAACTTCTCAAACTCATCTAAAAACCAATCCTGATGTGCCTGTGTATTCTCTCGCAAATCTTGCAACTCCACAACACCCTTGACTTTCATCTGTTCAAGTGTTGGCAAGTCGCCGTATTTTTCCACGTGCTCTTGCATAAAGCGAACGCCACCACGTAGACTACGATCAAAGTATTCTGAATCAATGATAGCGTTACATCGGACAAATAGTTCTTTGTCTGCTTGTAAAAACTCAAGATACAGTTTTTGTAAATCTATTCCATACTCTTCTGCCATTAACTTACTTCACCTTTTAATTTTGCTTCAACAAATTCATTGTGCGTATATATTGATTGCTCTAATAATCGCTTTTCAACCCCACGCAATGATGCCCATGTTTCGTATATTATATACGATTTCATCCAAATAAGCGAGCCTAAAATTGAACGTTTTGGTGTCCATGCAAACTCTTCTCGATGTGATTTTACGTCAGGTGTGACTTCAAATGTTCTCAAATAATCTACCTCATGCAATGGTTCATGGGAATGTCCCCAATTGTGGGACGTTCTGCCACGTGTCACCGAAAATTATCATCATCAAAGTTGTAATTGCCAAATTGGTCTGATGAGTAATACGGATTGTTAAACATTGGGTCGTCTTCGCCGGTAACACTTGTAATTTCTGGAACAAAATGCATTAGTGTGCTTTCAACACCTTGCTTTAATGTTGCCATACTACTAGCACACCCACTGCAACTTCCGCTGAGTTGTGTACTTAAAATACCAGTTTCTAAGTCAAAGTCAAGTATGTTTACCTGCCCACCATGTTGTGCTACATTTGGTGTTACATATTCGTCCATAACTTCTGTAATCTGTGCTAAAATTTCTTCTTTAGTTCTCATAACTGCTCTCCTCGATTATATTTGTTTTGCAGATTATTTGCAATAGGTTTTTCCCATTATTTCTGCTTTAGTTGGGTTTGATATACTGAAGTCTAAAATACTCTTTATTGTAAATAACTTACCATACTTTCGTACAGCATCGTTAGCATCTTTGACATCGTTATCCCAAGGCGGAAAACTTACTTCCCATCCACGGGCAATAGCTTGCATAACAAGTTTCATGCCTGCGGCATCTGCATCTGGCAATACTATATTTCTATTGCCTTGCAGTTCTATTATTTTACCTTGTTCAACACTCATGTTATTACTGCCAATGGCTACGCCATCAACTGCAACTGCATCTAACTGGCCCTCTGTTACAATAGTTATCCGTTTGTCACGCTGGCGATCCAACCCAAACACAAAATCCTTGGGCTGTTGCACATAATATTTTGTTGTTTCTTTATTTGGAACATCACCAACCCAACGTGCTGTATACCCTACAATGTCTCCTTTGTAGCGAAACGGCAGTATTACTCTATTACGAAAGTGACTAAACGTACTATAATGCCAATCAGTCCAGTTATCTAATCCACGATCAACTAAAAATTCACATGCGGCGACAAACCGTTCCACACTCACATCATCTAACTCACCCACTGGATAGTTTTTAATTGGAGCAGCATCTTTGGGTAGTTCAAACAGTGGCCAGTCTATTATAACTGGTTGATCTTCTTTAGTTTTTTGTATGAATAATTCACTCGTGTCACGCTCACGCATTAGCTCTATTTGTAATCGATGGATATCGCTAGCGTCTGCACCCAGTGTACTGTATAACTGCTTCAGACGCCCGCTCAGTTGCTTACCAGGGCTCCAGCCAGTTGTGTACCCACAATTAAAGCAATTATACTGAAACTTATCATCTTCAAAGCGGAAGCCGCCTCGGCGTTTGGTATCAGGCCTGCCTTGTCCATTTGTAATACACATAGGACAATTGCCGCTGGTCCAACCGGAACCAGTGGACTTCCACGAAGGAGGCATCAGATTTTTGGTAAATTCGATAACGATATGCATACTACTATATTAACTTCTATATAGTATTTTGTCAATCGATCCTTTGATAATATTTAACTTTATTCTGACATACATGAAATTACCGTCAAATATGTAGGCATCAGTGCTTTGACCGTTGCTGGTGTTGTCTATCGCCACTGCACCAAAGATGTCAGTTATACTCTGAGGGTTAATTGTAAACCAATCGCTGTCTGTTGTTGGATTATTCAACAGTGTGCCTTGTATTTGAAAACTGCCAGTAAACCCACTGTGCTGTATGCTAAACGTATTTAATCCGTTTGCTGCACCAGATCTGTGTGCTGGTCCGGGCAATGGGCTAGAAACATACACTTTAGAAAAATAATTCGGAGCGCCTGTTGCGGTAATGCTAGTAATGCCGCCACTGGCACTAATGGTTCCAACAGTAATTATACAATCGTGAGCTGGTGAATCACCGCCCAGGAATGTTCCTGCTATTGTAATTGTTTCGCCTACACTATATCCCACGCCGCTTGTGTCAATTCCAACACTGTAAGCTACGTTTGATTTGGTAATCCGCACTGAAGATCCAATACCTCCAGCACCAGTATATGTATACATGTTAGTAGCGTAATACGGATTAGCGCCAGTAAACTCAGTAGCATATAGATATTGGTAAGTTACGTCAGCAGTTAGTGCCGTTTCTTCTTGATACAGTAGCTTGGCCTCTGTACTTGCGGTGTTATCAGCTGGACCAACGTCATCAACTACTTCAGCCGTGTATGCATATCTGTAATTTTGGTCTGCATGCATGGCGTGAATCTGGTTGTTTGGATTGGTATAAGTAAGTAGTAGGTTGTAGAAGGCAGGTTCAAAACTGGCAATGTCGCCAGGTGAGATATGCAAGGTAACGACACCATTGTCGTAGTCTACAATTTTTAAGTTTTTACTGACAAGGACTGTATTATCTTTATCTTTGGTTATCTGAACTTTGATCGTTTTGTCGTGCAATTGCACAGGACTAGCGTCAAGCTCTTTAATAAAAAATGTGATAGTAGTGTCCACGCCCTTCAAAAGTTTGAAAGGTTTATAACTACTGGGTTGATTCCTCGTAGTTCCCGTTCGGGTTGTCAGAACGACATCACCTCGTTGGGTGTCTATGTATCCGGTGCCTTGTGCCATATGTAAATTCTCCAACACTATTTATTAAAAGATAAGTATTATTATGACGATAGAAAATCAATATCAAGAACTTTTAGAGCAGTTCCCATTTTTAACACTCGCCAGTTACGGCAACAATGAGTACGTAGGCATCATGCAAAATCAAGATAACAATGTTACCAGCATGTATATTTACGAACAAATTAAAGACTCACGTTTAAAGAAAGTCTTTCTCCAACTTGGAGAAGAGTGGTGGTGGGAAACCAATCGTAAGATTCCAATCAACATCATCATGGGCGGTCGTTTTAGAATATTTCGCGAGTCACTAGTTACGTTTACAAACAAAGATTTCGAAGTCCTTCATGGACCCAGTATCTGTTTACGTGACATTATGCAAAAGCGAGTAAAACGCAAAAACGTCCAGTTAATACGAAAAGTCAGCTAATTTAGCTGATAATATTTTCGATTATTCTTAATTCATCATGTATGTGACGCTCAACATACAGCATTAGTAATGCTGGGCGTTTATTGGGACTGTGATTTGGCGTGGCACTGTGTAGTACTCGTGGGTGCCAGATGAGCATTTCACCATAGTCCACTTGTGTGGCTGTACACTGCTCTCTAAAAAACTCATCATGTACGCCGTCGTAACAATCTTTGATGTCCCATTTAGTATTATGACTTCCTGCCACAAATGCAGTTCCGCCAGTGCGTGGGCCAAAGTTTTCACTTAGTGGAAGTAAACATTGTACACCTAAAAAATCATCTTCATCAGCAAAACTTTCATGCCTATACGGAGTATCAATATGTGGCCTAACTGTCTGATAGTTTGGATACGTTGTCACAATATCGCTGTGATATAATACTGGGTCGTTCAACAGCAACGCAATCTGTGGCATATAAAATTTATTACATGCATGCACTATGGGTGTTTCGCTTAATTCCTGACTCCAAGTGTTTGCCCATTGTATTCTACGTTTAGGAGTTTTGTCGTAATAGTTGCCGTGTACATCGTGTCCTCGATCAATATGCACTTGACTGGAGTTTACAAATGCACGATGTGCGTCTATTGTACTGCGTGGTATATTCTCTCTTACCTTACAAAAGCCATTGTGCCAAAATTCTTCCGTGTTAAAACTCATGTCAGAGTTTCTACCAACTGATTCATTTGCACAACTATAGCATGTGCATAGGCAACAGCATGGCTCTTTTTAAAATAATATGTTCCATCTGTTGGCGGTACCCATACGTCTGATTGTATCTTATCCCAACTACTGTCAACCAAATGTCGCTTTGCTGGTCGTATAATTGCCAGCACTGAAGCCAATTGTATAATGTTAGTGGGCTTTAATCTACGTAAAATGTCTCCGTGTCCTTTGACATGAAATAACATATCAGTAAACTCGTCATGTGTAAGCAGGTCCCATTGTGGCTCAATTGCCATTAACTCATCTAGTTGTTGTGGCGTTTTGATGTCTTTGTACAGACTTAGGTTAAGTATATCAAGTTTAAAAAAGCCACGATCTTCAGCTTCTTTGTGATCAATTGTGGCCATACCAGTAAACGGTTCACTGGGCATCTTGTGAAAGTACACACCAGTATTATGTTTAACAGTTTTGTTATTACGCTTAATAACTGCCACAGTATGTGGGAACAAATCTAGTACAAGGCGTCTATCAGCAGTGTCAATGTCAATGTCTGTTGCTGGAATCATCCGATTATCTCTCTTATAAATTTAACTTCCTGTGGAAATAGTTTCGTCTTGCGTACCCAAAAAGTTGGGTC